GGTTATAGATTAGCGTATAGTTAATGGTGAAAAAACTGGCCCCTCTATCCCGCCGTTAATTCCGATATCTCCTGCCGCATAGATATCTTTCCTCATTGATTGTCAAGAATCCCCATTCTTAACCGTCCCGTTCTTTATTGAAAATAAAAGAACTCATGACCTGACACGAAGGTCATTCCCATATCTTTGAATCAAGTTATAGTATTTATAACTCTCTTACTGATCATTAGCAAGTTTTTCAAAATAACTAATAGTTGTATCACTACTATCTTCTGAATTACTTACTGGTGTTGGAGTATCAGCCCAAGGTTTTGCCTCGGCTGTTGCTGTGAACCCACTAGTGTTATCATCTGCAATTGTCTCAGCTGTCGCTGTAGATACTTCTACACCACCTAATCCTAAAGCTCTATCTAATTGTGTTTTTAGATCATCATAAGATTTGAATTGATCTGGTGCAATTAGTTCTGCTAAAGAATGTTGTTTGTTATAAAGTGTTTCTAAAACAGAATCATCTTCTGAGATAGGAGCAGGATTAGCAAACTCTGATTTATCATAGTTCCAGTAACCATCTACTTTTCTAACTTTAAGTTTAAAGTCAGCACCTTCCCACATATCAAACGGGTTGACAGGTTTCTCATCTTCAAACTGAGGTTGCATTACATCTTTGACTTTCTCAAAGATTTTTTTACCGAAACGATAAAGCATTACTTTACCTTCATTCTCAGGATGAGTTGGATCTGAGACAACAAGAACATTCGCTACATAATGTAGTCTTCGTTTTTGTTTTCTTGCTTGATCCTTTTGAGCTTCATCACCACTATTCCATAGAGTAGTATTGTACTCTGAGATCGGACAATCTTGTCCAAGTGTTGTTAAAGATTTCTCAATCAACCAACCACCAGGACCTTGAAACCCATGATCCCAATATTGGATCCATGGTAGTTCTTCTCCATTAGTTGCTGGTAAGAAACGAAGTACTGCATACCCATTACCAGATTTATCTAGTTCAGGTTTCCAGAATCTATCATCTCCATAAGATTTCTTTTCCGAGGATTCGGCTTCTAGTGCGGTTTGTAGTTTATCGAAGCCACCGCGACTTCTTTTTAATTCATTAAATGACATTGTATTCTCCTTGTATATTTAATTGTATTATTTTATTATTGTATCCACTTTATTCATTATGTAAAACTATTATATTCTAAAGGCTTTTTATTTCCTTTGTAGTATATAGTATAATTGACATCTTCAAATCTGTCAATAATCTTTTTTATCTGTGCTTCCTGTGTTCCCAATAAAGAGTTAGGATCACTAGTACCAACCCTCAAGCGAGAAGTTTCTTTCTCTCTTTTGTAGGCGTTAGTACCAGCATAGATATTCTGATAAGTATCATCTTGAAAGTTCCATATAGAATCAAAACCTACAAGACATACTTCATCAAAACCCATTATAGAAGCCTGAGCCATAGCTTGACTTCCGGCAAAGAAGTTGACACTAAATCTAGGGTCTTCTTCTGTACCTTTCATATTCTGTATTTGCCATTCAGGATTTACTCCAATGACATGAACTTCCATGATCTCTGAGATATCATCTTGAAGTCCAAATATCCAAACATTATCGTGTCTCTCTAAATCAGATTCTTTAATACTGAATGAAGGATCGAATCCCATAAGAATCATTTCGTGATATTCTTTTGGAACAGGATCAAAATCTGGAAAGATACATTTATGTTCTTTCGGATAATCAGACGCACATATCTCTTTGATGATAGTAGAATCTCCTGACACTAAGTAATCAGCAGGGTAATCTCTAAACAAAGCGTTACAACCAAAGATAGTACCATCTAAAGTATCTAAATCTAATCCTTTTCTAGAAGGACCATTACCTATGATGTACGCTGTAGCCATATCCCTTTCATTACTGTTCTTAGTTTTTCCTTTTCATATTCTATGAACGGTTTTAATTTAACCAATTTGTTTTTTGTTTTAGGCCAAATAAATTGTTCTTGTATCAGTTCATCATAATCACCGAAGATACCAAACATATTGTCGAATGCTATAAATGTTTCTGGACATATATTATTACCCAAGAATTCTCTGAGTATGACACTATGTTGACCATTTTGTACTTCTAAAATCGTATCTAAAGTGTCATACTTGTCATACAAATATCTCATATCTTCTGTTATTTTGTATGTCAATTTTTGTTTTCTTTTTTTGAATTGTTTATAGTTATCAACACATTCATTATCTAATAAGTTTTTGACATAGTATTTTTGTATAGATAAATTAGCGACTAGAAAATCTCTTAGTTCATCTCTATGTTCTCTTGCCAACTTAGCAAAATGATACTTATCATTTCTTTTTAGAAACGCTGGTAGTTTTACTGGTACTTTACCGTTATACTTGAAGAAGTCATACGACTCTGTATTAAAATGATTGTTAATAGCTAAGTATAAACAGTAGGCATCAAATCCTTCTCTACTGGTCATTAATAATATCTAGGTCTACTTAGTGTGTTGTTGTTTAATTGATTAAGTTTTTCTCTACGAATAGCTTCTTTCTTTTTTCTTTGTCTTTTTTCTGCAGGCTTTTCATAGTATTGTCTTTCACGAACTTCTGCTACAATACCTTTTCTTTCACATTTCTTTTTGAACTGTCTTAACATAACATCAAACGGAGGTGGTCCGTCATGTTTCTTTGGTTTGTTAAAATGTTTTCTTTGTTGATAAGTTTTCTGTTTCTGTGGTCTCATAATTTATATTGGTAGTTTAGCATTTGATTCTTCTTTTAAAAAACGAAGGTTTACTGCCTCAGCTTTAATTTTTTCTTTTAATGGAGGAGTTATTAATCCTTTGACTGAATCAGGTTCTAAATGATTCTCTTGACAAAAATGTACTATAGCATCTATGTATGAAAGGTGTTTATTAATTACTAATTCTTCTACTGAGTTTGTAAACTTCTTTTTAGTTAAGATCATATATCTATTATACTACCGTTTTCTGTCCTGTCAAGTTTTTATAACCATTGATGATTCTATATCTTTCAAAGCTCTAAGTATCCCGTATTGTCTTTCATCAATACCGAAACTATTATGTGTAGTCACAAACAAAAAATATAATAAAAAGGCTCTACTCATTTGGTGGATTGTTATGTCCTATCATTGGATCATAGTTTTCTATAGCTTTATGAATAGCTTCTTCTGCTAATACAGAACAATGTAATTTGATTGGTGGTAGTTGTAAAGCATCAGCTATATCTTTATCTTTAATCTGTTTAGCTTCTTCAATAGTTTTACCTTTCAACATTTCTACAAACATAGTACTTGAGGCAATTGCTGAACCACAACCATATGTTTTGAACTTAACATCTTCTATAACATCACCATTCATTTTCATATCTAATTTCATTACATCACCACAAGCTGGTGCTCCTACCATACCGGAGATAACTGTAGAATCATTTGGATCGAATCTACCGACTGAATGCTTAGCAGGATCTTTGAGTACTGCCTCAAATCTATCTACTACTTCTTTTGAATATGCCATTTTTTCTTTATCATTTTTATGAATTGTAGGTTATAAGTGTTATAAATATATGTCGAAATCATGTGATTTCAATAACTATTTATAACAAGGATACTCTAATGAATATTAAACAGTCATGGAGTAGACACGGCGAAGAAGTAAAAGCGTCAACTGTAACTTTGTTTGAGATGAGTTTTTTATTTTTTGGAGTTATTTCTCCAGTATTAATAATCATCTTTACCATGTAACTTGAAGTGTATGAAACTTAGGCACTACTCCTAAAAACCATATTCAGTTTTATACTGAGATCGAAGACTCAGCAACTGGTCAATCCAGTTGTTGGGATTTTCGACAAATAATTGAGCCTGTCCTGTTTGTTCAACTGATACAATAGTCACAATTCTATCTATAGGTACTTGATACCTTTCTTCAAACATCTTAGCGTACGCTGTCTCTTGCATGAAGTAATTTTTGATCTGACTTGTTGTCTTAGCTTTAGTACTAGTCTTAAAATCAATGACTGATACTTTACCAGCGAACTCTGCTATACAGTCAACTCTACCAGCTATCGCTAGATCATCACTATACAACGAACCTTCTAACATATAGATATCACCAATCTTTTCTGTTATCTCTCTTGTCTGATTAAACATCATTTGATCTAGAGGTGTAGCATTTGAAAGCTTCTCTGTTATGTCTAAGTTGTTTATAAAGTCTTCTTGTAGACTATGATATCTTGAACCACGACCTGCAGCTTGAGCTGAAATCTTATCAGCAACTTCTGCTCCGACATTCTTTCTCCACTTGGCAACCCACTTAGCACTATGTAATCCTGTTACAGTTGTGACAGACGGATATTTTCTACCGTCAGGTGTGACATAATATCTTTTACCATTAATTGTTTCAGTTGGTAATGTCACCGATTCGTATCCTTTCAAATGATTAAATTTCATTATGTTCTCCTTTGTGTTCGTGTTTTTTGATCAGCTTGTTTCTTAGCATGTTTCTTTACTATCTCTCTAGTCTTAACTTCTTTACCAGTCTTTCTAGTATGTTCATCAGCTACTGATCCAAACGGATGAGCTTCTCCGACTTTCTGTAAGACTTCTTTGAATCCATGATTGTCTACATTTGTTGTACCACTACTTCTTACGATACCTGCTACTTTAGTGTAGTGTTGTTTCATGTGAGGATTATCTTTTAGATACTGTTCTTTACCAGAGATAGTCATAATGACTTCTTCTACTTCACCTGTTTCTGTATTTAGAAAATCGTATGTCGGCATTAGTCTTGTATAAATTTTTGTTTTGAATCCATTACTTGAGCGATACCATCTATCTTCTCTTGCATCTTTTTAGTAGCTTCAATTTCTTTCTCTTTTAATTGTAGAGATATCTCTTGAATGAATTGTTTATGTTTAACTACTTCTTCATTAGAGTGAGACTTCTCAGCTACTAGTTCACCTATTCGTTGATGAGCTTGTCCTAATTGTTTCTGTAATGATCGAATGTTGTCTTGTAAAATTTTTATTTCTGTTTCTAAATCCATTTCTTTTTCTCACTTATAAATCTATTGATTATGATTAATTCATCTTTAGTAAAATCGTTAACACTTTGTGGACCATACAATGTTCCAAAACGAACACACTTATTAGCAGCATCACAATGAGTAATCCAATCTTCGTCTGTCATTAATGTTTTATGTTGGTTGTTATCTGTAAATTTATATATAGCTTGTCCAACCTTAGTGAAGAATACTTCTACTGGTGTTGGATCATAATACCCACGAGGTTTACCGTTGTACAACTTTTTATTATTAGTTGCTGTTTCACTTATCTTCATCATCTTTGTCCTTTTGTTTGAATTGAATTACATTATCTTTATATTTTTCTTTTGATTCTTCTGTATTCGTTTCTGTAGATTCCTCTAACTCAAAATCGAATTCTTCTAAACCAGCACCTGCTAACATTATCGGTAATAAATCTTTACCAATTAACTCAGCAGGGATACTTCCTGTAGCAGAAGATACTATGAGATCATCTAATGCTTTAGCATTTCTCAAATAACTATCAATCATTAAACTAAATTGTACAGCACATTTGTAAACTTCATGTCCTTCCCAACTTACTTCTCTAATTAATGAGTCTTCATTTTCACCAAAGATTAACTGTACTTCTTTGTCTGCAGTTATTCTGATGAACGCATCACCAACTTTACCTTTGATAGTGAAATCAGACATTGTTATTCGCCTCTTTTTCTTTTCTCATGTGAGTCATGAATCTATTGAATCCTGTATCATTGAGAAAGGGTTGTTCTTTACCATTAGTATCTTTGTAGCTATTAGTTCTCAAATACTCTAACATATAGATAGAACCTACCTTTTCACCTTTTTTGTGAGCAGTGTACATACCACCCATAAGTATGGCAATGTATGATAAGTATTCTATTATAGTTAATGTATTCATAGTGTATCTAGTATATCAAAAGTGTACTAGTGGTATCAAGTCTTTTGTGTAATTTTTTGTAATCTGTCTATTTGTTGTTGTATGATAGCCTTTCTGTTTGGCCAATAGATGTATTCTTTATCCTCATTCTTCATTAAGTTTTGTAGTAATGGTAGAATGAGTTTTTCACATTCAATCAATCTATCTTTATAATCTAATTCTTTATTAGAATCGATTGTTGATAAGTTGTCTTTATGATCATCTAACTCGTTTAGTGTTTTATTAACTAGTTTAGTTAACATATCTAACTTAGAATCTAATTCGTCTATCTGTGCTGAGTTAGCTTGACCAGCTGATGATTTAGCTACGGCTTTGAGTTGTTCTGCAACTTCTTTTCCAACAGTAGCATCTTCACCTGTTTTTGTTTTTAGTTCTTCTTGATCTACAGCTGTAAATCCGAAATCGTTGTAATCACTCATCTTTTAAATACTCTGCGAATTTTTTAAATTCTTCTTTCTTTGCTAGTCTTTGTTTTTGTCCGTGACTATGTGTACCGGGTTTGTTATCTTGTTTCCAGAATGACTTTCTTTTTGATCTTTCTTTATTAGCATCTGGATCCACTTTTTTTGATTTGTTTATCTTTGCTAGTTCGGCAGGACTATGAAATCCACCGACTACTTCCCAAGGTTCATGTTTAGGGTCTGATTTCTTTTTCATGATATCATGATTCATTACTTTTTTAGTAGACCCGTCACTACCTTTTAAAGTAATCTCATATCTATTGATACCCTTTCTACTGTTTTTAACTACAGTATAAGTTTTGTTGTCTGGACTTTTAAGTTTTATGTCTTTGACTACTTGTCCTGAACCGTTCTTAAGAGGAACCCAAACCATTAGACTGCCTTAGGTACCCATTGAATTTCAATACCTCGTCTATCTAATTCGTTTCTAACTTTCTGTTTAGCTTTAGGTTTAGTAGATGAATTATTAAGTTCTGTAAAAAGTTCTGTAGTTGACATACATTTAATGTAATAGTGTTCAGTAGTTATCTTACCTGTTTGTCTATTTCTAGTCTTCGCTGATGGTTTAAATTTTATTGGCATTTTTTATTTTAATAAAAGAATGAGGGAAGTTACTCCCTCAAATCTATAAGCTTATGAATCTGAGGATTCTTCTGTAGTTTCGGCAACTGGTGTTTCTACACCTACTGGTGCTTGTACAGCATCAGGTTGTTGTTCTTTCACCTCAGCAAGAAAAGATTCTCTTAGTCTTCCAACTCCAGCTAGTTCTTCACCTTTGAATGCACCTCGAGCTGAGCATACATCAATGATTGAAACAACACCTGCTAGGTCTTGAACTGTTAGTACTTTAGTTTCCATTATTTTCTCCTGTCATAATAAA